ATGAAAAAATTACTCTACATAGGAACCATGTCTATACTATTACTTACTGCTTGTGGCATAGAAAAGGCTGAAATCATTGATAAGGCCCAGGAAGAATTAGATAAAGTTAAAGAAAGAGAAGCTGAAAAAGCTAAAAAAGAAGCCGAAAAAGAGGCTAAACAGAAGGCTAAGGAAGAAAAGAAAAAAGCTAAAGAAGAAGAGAAAAAAGAAAAACAAGAAGCTAAAGAAGTTGAAAAAGAAGCCAAACAAAGGGCTAAGGAAGAAGAAAAAAAAGCTAAAGAAGAAGAGAAGAAAGCAAAACTTGAAGCTAAAGAAGCTGAAAAAGAGGAAAAAAAGAAAACCAAAGAAGAAGCTAAATTAAAAGAAGAACATACTGGTAAAGAAAAAGAGGTTCAAGAAAAACCTCAAGTTATTGAATCTAAACCAAAAGAAAATAAATCAAAAACTGCAATTGATACTTCTGTTTTTGAATATGCAAATTCAGTACAAATAACAGATGCCATTGACTTGAACAATCATGTTACACTGATTATCAACATGAAGGAAGCTACTAAACCAGGATTAGCTATGCAACATGTCGTGAACCAAACATATGATTTCATACAACAAGTCGATGTAAAGGGTGCCAAAACTATCGGAATTAACATTAAACAAGGCGCTAATAAAATTGCACAGTTCACTGTTTTTAAGGATAAATTCGTACCCAATGACGATGAGCCGATGTCTGACGCTGTGATTGCGGCTTCTGATATTGAATTTATGACAGATGAGGTTAAGGTTTTTGGTAAAACAACTGATTCTTGGTAAAATTAAAAAACCCAGGCTCAAATTCAAATTGAGTACCTGGGTTATTACAAGTGACTTTTATCTATAAAAAGCTATTCATTGCCTCTTTGGTTTCGATTGTATATTCTTCATCTTCATGTAATATAGGATCATTTCTGTCGATTCTTATCTCACTGTTTGGACCTTGTTTCATATCTTTTTCAATCAATCTTTTCACATACTTACTAAAATTTTGTGGCTTTCCTGTTAATGGGTTAATCTGTTCAGCATGTTTCAATAGTGCAAGCTCAAGTTCATCATTGATGTTAAAGCTAACGGGTTTATTCTTTCTACCTTCATTACTCATCCAAATGCCCCCTTCGCTACTGCATAAAATCCAACAGCGTTTGCAAAGACTGGATGCAAAGTTGTCACCCCATTTCCACGATGAATTGTTGGATTAATGATTTCTGCATTAGTGTAATGTTCTATTATATATGGTGCGATTCCTTCCGTAATGCCTCCACAGATTAATAATTTGTCACTTTTATTCCATTTTAATTTAGTTGTATTGCGTACTATCCCTCTCGCTATCTTTTGAAGATCATCTTTATTTGCTACAGTTTCAACCCCGAAATTAAATGTAGTACTAGCACTATTGATATGTCTTTTATCAATGATTGTAGCTGCGTTTACTGTTCCGCTTCCAATATCAATTACACGTATCACCCCATCGCTTGGCTGCGCCCAAAATGCCCCGCTACCTTCAGGTGCTACGGCCACCTTATCAATGGCTATTTTTCTAATCTTTCCATTAACCTTGATTTCGTGACGACCTTTCAACATAGCAATAATGGCTTCTTTCTCATCTTGTTTATGGCGTTTAATTGGCTGCCCTGTAACAAAGCTTACCTGTTCAATATGTGGACAGTAACGGCTTAAATAACGATGTATTGCAAGTAAGACTCTTATTTTAGTATCCTCATGAGCCTTGCTATCTCCGTATCTGGTACCATCCCCGAATTCATCTTCATACTGTGCGATTGTTCCTGCATACCCCTTACGGCCATCTATTTCAAACTCCATATCATCTGGGCCAAACGATTCCTCTACATCACGCTCAAACCAATCACAAACGTTCGTTTTAAATGAATCAATCCCAAACGGACCAACTACCTTCGCTTTGTGATTCCCTGCATCAATCCCTAAAATAATTTTATCCAATAAAATCCCCTTTCGTTTTGTAATACAAATGTAGTACATTTTATAACTTATCAAGATTGATTATTACAATTGTAATAAAAATATTTATCATGGTTCTTTTCTCTGAATATGCTACGTATACCTACATTAAGTCTAGGAATCAATTAAATTTAGGATTAATTCCTAGGGATACGTTTTTATAAGGTTTGGGGAGGAGGAAAATTTTTCGATGGGGAGCAGGAGAATCACTCGATCAGACAAAAAAGTTGATGTAAAGCCCACTATCTCAGAAAGCCTAAAGACTACTTTGTATCGTTTTGCTGAAATCTGTGATGAACCTGTAAAGGATGTAGCTGAAAGGTTGTGCAATACTGGTGCTGTTTCAGAAATCATTGTTGATGAAATAAGGAAATGGTTTAGGAGAGATTACCGCTGGAACAATACAATTACTTTGGGTTATCCAGAAAGACCGAAGTTGAGAATTACTACTAACTCTAATAAAGGAAAAGTAACAATCAAATTTAAAAGGAGAGATTATGACCAATTGAGCGTTTTAGCTTTCGCTCTAGATATAACACCAACGACCACTACAGCAGTACTTATCCGCGTGACGCTAGGTAACAAAAAGTTTATGCAATGGTACTTGTCTACCTTTTTATTGCATCTAGATCAAATGAAGATTCGTGAGGTTTATCGATTACTCAAATTATAAGGAGATGAATCATGGATATCATTGATTTTGTTGGCTATACATTTAGCAGCGCTATCATTATTGTGTGGGTAGCTGATAAGGCTGAAAGGGTTATTCGTAATCTTGAATTGTTGTTTGGTAAAAAAATAGATGAAGCTATTCTTGTTATTAGTTCTGTCATACCAAAACGGAAAGAAAAAGAATGTGATGAATTAGAGGTCTAACTTTAATAAAAAATAACCAGGTGCTCAATGAGCCCTGGTCTATTTATGAAATTGGTTCAGAAATATTATCCAAACAAAATCCTTTGAACGATACAATTCGTAAAGAACCTGATGCTGTTCTTTCTAAATATTGAACCTTACAATATAACCTTGGTTCCAACCAAATTATATCATGCTCAACCTTAGTTATAATCTGTTTGGCAACTTCTCTAAATGCCCTTTTTTCTTCAGGCTTAAAGCCGAACTCTACATTTGCAAGTGGCTTGTATTTGCCGTTACTTGATTGCTTCCCTACCAGCATGGTAAAAGGATTTTCTTTATAGCCTAAAATGGTAACATCCATTACTTTAAAATGCTTATATTTTAGCCAGTCGTTTGATCTGTGATTGGTTTTGTATGTCGAATTGCTTCGCTTTCCAACAATACCTTCCATGTTGCGCTCTTTTGTTAATTGAAAGATATTGCTGCCGTTTCCAACAACAGATGGAGTGACAAGCAAGCTATTTGAAGGTTCGATAATTGATGCTAAGATTTCTTTACGCTCCACTAAGGGTTTATGTGTATATGGCTTATCAGTCGCTAATATATCAAAAGCAATAAAAGTAGCTGGATGAGTTATAGTAACTTGTTCAATCTTACTTTTATTAGTGAGCCTACCCCTGAAAGCGAAGTCATCAAATACTGATATGCCATTTCGCAAGACTACACCTTCACAGTCTAAGATTGCTGTATGGGTTTGAATTGAACGGCCAACCTCTTGCAGTTCGGGAAACTTAGCAGTCACATTGTTACCATGACGAGTATAAGCCTCTATTCGTTCACCTTGTTTATGCAAAAGGATGCGCCAGCCATCCCATTTTATATCGTAAATCCAATTTGGATCATCAACTATTTCGTTATTGTTACCCATGTGGAGCAACATTGGTTTAATTGGAGTAAATAACATGTCCTATTCCCCCTTATATACCATTATCTCATGGTATATAAGACAAAAACACAAGAAATACAAGGTATGATTGGTAAATAAGTATGATGTTATTTATTTAAGTAACCAAATATCAAATCTTCCACTTGAGTTTTTAGAGCTTGCTTTGCGTAACGTAGTTCTACATCTTCTCCAGGAGTTTTTAAAACTACATCACTAAAATATTGATCTACATGAATCCACTTCACTACCTCTATTTTTTGGTTGGCCAACATGCGCTTTTTGTTATAATAATCTGTTCTCAATTGCTTTAATAAATCATCTACAATACTAATATAGACCTTGGACATCTTAAGATCCCCTAGTTTATCGTAGTCATTTTGCAACGATTTGACAGCCATTTCTAAAAGGATAAACTGATGTGCATTTCTACGTTCCTCAGGTTTAATCATCTGTGTCTACCAATGATGCTTTTTGTATCTTCTCGAATTGAATACGCTTTATTGATAAATCAGCATCTAATAGTAGTTCTTTCTTATATAAATCTGTCCCAGTTATTCTCCCAATCTCATCATGAAATTTGTTATGATCCCACAGCGTTAATTTAACTAACTTTTGCAGCTTAAAAGCTCGCTGGATGGTTTGCTCAATCTCTTCAAGCTCCCATTCGGTTAAATCTCTTTTTTTATCGTAAAATTGCTCTCTCTTCCATTCCTTTATCAACTTTAGATGCTCTGGCAGCATCATCGCTGTCCATTTCATATTGCCACGGTCATTTAACATCACAATCACTCTCCACTAATCAACATCAGAAATACTTAAAATATCTAAGAAATGTACTTTATGAACAATCCTATATTTATCTTTGATATGAATTAATTTAGTGTTTGCATCCATTTTTGTGACTATACCTAAGAGTAGCTCATCCTTCTTATAGATAGAAAAAGCTTTGTACTTTGATTCATTCATTGCTTCAGTTAATGCGTATGCGATTTCTTCTAAATCAAACTCGTCTCGATCTAAGTGCTTTAGTTCTTTTTTCTTTGCTGGTGTTTTTGTTTTAGCTGCCATCTTTACGCCTCCTCAAGATAAGAACGTTTGTTTGTGTATATTATAGAACTAACGTTCTTATTTTAGCAATAAAAAAATGCTTGAATTCATAAATTTTTATTATTACAAGGTCTTTTTTGATAACCTATATATTATCCGTTGACGGACTTTTTAAAGCGTGATATATTTATATTAACAAATAACCGACAACGGACATTTAATAAGGAGGAAGTATGATGAATGTTATGAAAAGAGCTTGGGAAATAGCTAAAGAAGGTGCAGCTAAATTCGGTGGATCAGTAAAATCATACTTCTCAACTTCTTTAAAAATGGCTTGGGCTGAAATGAAAGAAGTCACTAAAACATACGTTGAGCAAATGAAAGATGTTTATGCATTCGGGTATGAAGAAGACCGTCTACAGATCACATTTAAAGAATGGAAACGTAATACAGATTTACATCGTTTATATATCAATATTGAAACGAATAAAGGGCGTTCTCTAAACACTATTTTCATCTCTCTGAAGGACGGAAAAGTTGGTTCGCAAGGTCGCAACGCTACTTTTCAAGGTCTTGGCGATAAGGTAGCAAAAATTGTAGAAGCACACAAAAATGATATCATCGCTAAATATGTAGCATAGGAGGATAATTAAGGTGAGCATTTTAGATAAAATTATCGATACAAGAGAGGCATCTGAGTTATGGGGTCTATCGCAAGATCACATCAAACGCATGTGTAAGTCTGGTGAAGTAATAGCTAAAAAAATCGGGAACAGTTGGGCAATTGACGCTACACAACCTAATCCAAAAAAATACCGTTTAGAGGGACTGGAGGATAAAAAGATGTATTTAAAACATGTAGACACTGGTGCAATTAAAACAATGGCTGAATGGACAGAAATTGCAGTACGTGAACATACCGAAATTTTTAATGATGACGAATCTCTTAAAGAAGATTTTGAAAGTGTAAAAGAATATTTAAAATGGGCTGAACAGCGTGGCTATTTTTATAATGATTTAGTTGAGTGTGATAAAAACGGAAACAAGATAAATTACTTGGAGGATTAAAGGTGGCTAACAGAATTGAAAGTGGAACTCAGTTTGGGAAACTTACTGTTATTAAAAAAGTTGAACCACTTAGAAAAAAAGATGGTCGCAGTCAAGGTATATCGTATCTTTGTGAATGCGAATGTGGTGAAAAGAAAGTTATTTTAGGTCAATCGTTGTTAAAAGGACTTACAAAATCTTGTGGATGTTTACGCAAACAAGCACCTCCAAATAAACTTGATTTAACAGGCAAACGCTTTGGTATGTTATTAGCAGTTAATTACAGTCATTTTGAAAAAGATGGTGCGTATTGGCTGTGTAAATGCGATTGCGGGAATGAAACGTCCGTATTAGTTGGTAACCTAACTCACGGAAATACGAGATCTTGTGGATGTAATGCTGATTACACTAAATATGCGCAAAAAGCAAGAATACAAAAAGAAGAATTAAGAGTTGAAAATGTCATGGTTCCATCTCTATACCGAAAAACTGATTACAATAGTAAAACAGGTGTTAAAGGGGTTACAGCTGTAAAAAGAGCGAATGGACTTAAATATAAAGTTACAATCGGTATTAACAATAAGCGTATATATGGTGGATTGTATGACAACTTAGGAGAAGCTATAGCCGCTCGAAAGAAACTAGAGGACATTCATCATCAACCGTTCATTGATGTATATAAAGAACAAAATGACCAAGACGGCAATTAAGCTATCTTGGTATTTTAAAAATTAAATCTAGAAACAAAAAATGACCAGGCTCACAAATTTTTGTGAATGCCTGGTCATTAACGGTTATTTTTCTGGAATTTCGATTATTTCAAGAATACCGTCATTTAATCTGTTATCGATATCATATATAAACAAATAACGCTTGCCTTCTTCAAATACCATAGGATGTTCATCATCTTTCCACATATGTCGTTTTCTGAATATTTTTTTACCGTTAGTAAAACCTTTTACCTCTCGTACACCTGAGTATCCTGGCATCATAATCCAAGGATCTTTCTCCATTACCATAACCCAGTTATCTTTTGTATAGCCTTTACCTTTTAATAATTCCTTATAATCATCTTGATTATCGAAGGTTAAATATTTTGTAGGTTTCATCTCTGGATATGCAGCATTAGCGCTTGAAATCCCTGTGAATAGGAGTCCTAATGATATGATTCCTGACATTAATATCTTTTTCATATTTCATCTTCTCCTTAAAATTTCAATATATCAATAGTTTACCAATAATTAATCAATTTTCATATTATTTATTTCTACGTTGCTGTATTGTGATAAACAACCCAATTAAACGATCAGTGGTCATTGTGCCATTCTGTAAATCTTTTAAGTGTGATTCCTGAATGATTCCGTCTTTAACCGCCTGTGCAATAAAGTTTTCCGTTTCAGTTTTCATAGCTGGTGAACCAGGGTTCCAATTTGGCATTTTAATTTCCTCCTTTGTTTTGTCTTCCACAACTAGTTGAACTTGCATTTTGCTGTTACTTGGAACGATCACTTGTCCTAATTTATAGCCTGCTGGCATCTTCCACGATGATTTAACTTCAAAGTGTGGCCTATCTACAGCTCCAGCCTTTACCCAAGATGGTTGACCACCCCACGTTATGCCTAGACGCATTGCGATAGCTCCTACCTTATTTAAGGTTGCAACATCATACAAAGACTGCGGAGTACCTACAGCAATATCCCAAGCTAGGCGCGACTTATGATTACTGTCTAATGTCCAGGTAACAATTTGCCCAGGTCTAGTACGCCCCTGAGCGTATAGGTATTTTTGGCGTTCCTGTGAGCGATATGTTTCTGTAATGAAGATATTTTTTATGCCAGCTTTAAAACACTCCTGAAATAATAATCGACAAGCTGTTTGTGCAGCTGGTAATAGCTCGGCAATATCTCGGCACGTTGTTGTTATGCTTGTCATTTCTTCTCACCGTCTTTCAATTTTTTATCAACACCTTTTCCACCAAGCTCCTTAACTATCTCACCAATTGGATGTTCTTTTTCATGCTTTGTAGATTCTATGACTTTCAATTTTTCTGCGAGCTGTTGCGGCACTAATACACCTAACTGCGCCATGTTTTCCACGATTGAAAGTGATTCATTTGCAATATAAAAAAGTACTGTCGCAAACGTCAAAGTTCCGTTTAACGAGAGTACTTGATCAATAATATTTGCTGTGATGATAACGATTAAAACCAACATTTTTCGTGCGTAACCAAACAAACTTTTACGGCTCCACAAGTTTTCATTTTTAGCTGCCTTGAAAATACCTGTAATAATATCTAATAACATCAAAGCTAATAATAAATCAATATATTTTACCCCACCGAATAGGTACATATGCGCTACGTCCAAATACTCCAAATCGATTCCTCCCATAAAGCTTCACGCTCCTAATTTTGAATATAAAAGCCCTCCACTGATGATAGTGGAAGGCTTAAAAACCCTAAGCTAATTCTTGCTTTTCTGATTGTATACTATCGACTGGTAAGACACTTACAATAATATGCTTATTAATAATTGCCCCACCCATATTAACAAAGTTAATTTTTTGATCGTTTAACGTTTGTGTAAAGACTGTTGTATCAAACTCAGCATTTTTTAAATTGATAGCCTTCCCGTTGTTAAGTTGTACTTGATAATCCATAGTTATCATTCTCCTTCTAATTATTTTTTCAATTCCAAATATCCAATTTCTCCACTGTAATTACGTACGTATAAACGTCCTCCAGCATTTGCAGAAGATCCATTCCAAACAAGATGCATACCTACGTAATTCGATACTACTGCTGATTCATTCTCTATCCATAGAGGACCATATTTAACCTTCACTCCTGCGTCAGATGACAACTCAATACCACCCATTGATGACCATGAGATTTGATTGCCCTGACCTCTCCCACCAAAACTAATACCTTTAACACCGGGGTCATTCCATTTGGCTCCAAGTTCTAACCAATTTCCTATCTTTATGTCATCAGATATGTTAATATTTGCAGAATTTATCTGTACACCATTGATCGTGCCAGCGTTAATAGTTCCTAATTGACCAGTAATTTCAGATAACACGTTAACAGCACCAACTAAATTTATCTTAGAAGCCTGTATATCAATGGTCGTAGCTGTTTGATTAATCATCGACACGACATTATTACCTGTGAAGTCCGTCACGCTCACCTTTGATTGAATCTGATAAGCATTTTGAGTAATACTACTTTCAGCATTGCTCATACGATTACCAAGTCCATTAATTTGCGTTTGTTGACTTGTTACAGTTGACTGAATTTGTGAAGCTGTTTGAGAAACTACAGATACATCATTTCGGACAGTTTGAATATTATTGTTAATAGTAGTGACCTGAGATGTTACTTCACTTCGAATTTCTGTAGCTGTTTGAGTAATTTTGCTACTTAAATTGTTATTGAGGTCAGTGACGCTTTGAGTGATGCTATCCGCACGAATGTTAATAGCTGCAATGGATACGCCAATTTCTTCAACCTCTAAATCAATACGATCATTGGTTTGTTCAAATTTGGAACGATAACGCTTGTCATTGGCATTTATCGTAGCTCGCTGATTCAACAAGGCATCCATAATACTTTTCGCCTGTGTATTTCCTACATCAACCTCTGAATTACTGTAGTCCCGCCTTGTCTTTTTACTGAGAATACGGGTTTGATATTCTATTTCTAGCTCCTCATGGATGAGCCAAACCGCATCCCCTACATCACCATCAACTGTTGTTACCTTTACTTTAATATTTGTCTCAGGTGCTTCTGGTAGTTCTTTTGCTAAACGTGCTGTCATTTCATCAACAGTTTCAATACTATCGTCATGAATTGGATCAGCAATGCGAATACCTATTCGTGGTGCATTTGCTAAAGGTGAAGTATACGTAATATCAATTCCCTCAGCACCGTAGCCTCGTATCTGCGTTTTTAAACTTGCAGTATTAACGCTATATGATAAGGTTTCGATGTTATGACGATAACGGAACTGTATGTCGTTATCTACACCTATTTGCTTTGAGAAGCGAATGACTTTACCAGGTAATATTTGACGCTCACAATTGAATACAGCGCATAATTGCTCTATCAAAACAATAGTATTTCCTTCTCCAAAATTCGGTAGTAATTGATAACTGTCCACATCTACATTGATAAAAGTCCATCCAGTACCAGCAAGAACATATGACATAAAATCACTAAATGTTCGTGTACCGCCATAAATGTCATATTTATAATCATCAGCTAATGAAAAATAAATGTGTACAGCTGTAGCTTTCTTTGAGAAGCTATCTCCACTATAATCTTTTACAACATACTCATGGCCGTCTTCATCCTCTATGATTGTTTCAAAGTCTAGTAATGAATGTCCTGGGTTTTTCTCATGCAAAAAAGAGCTAAATGAGATACGTAGCGCCCCATTCAACTCTTCATATTTTTCGTAATTTGCTTCTTGAATAGGCTCTATTTGAGAACCGTTCGTAACAATGAGCATATTGCATCACCTTCTTTTAATAAAAATACGCCACTCTAAGTTGAGTAGCGCTTACTGTACAATATGGAACAATATTGAAATACTTCTTTACATATCTTCGTATTTTATTAAACCCAGTATTGGTTTTTCCCTACATATATCAATACAATATGGGCATATTCTTTTATAAGCACTAATTTCTTTAACTTGCAATGAGTCCATTTTCTTCCTTTTAAAAATACAAGTTCTATGCTGACCATTTTGAAAAGTATAATGTCCACACTCATACTTTCTTACGGATATAGAATTATCCGTAATACCATACCTATTTATACTCTCATAAAGATTTCTGCAATAATCAACAGAACAGTCACTTCTAAATGGTGTGTGGTTTTCTTTATAGAATTTATATTCATCTTCTGTAATTAGTAAAGAACATTTACCTGTAGATAATTTAAAACAATCATATTCGCTCATACTAAATATGAGCGAGGATTCATTTGGATTTATTATCATAACGATCACTCCTTTAAAAATAAATTCTATTAAAAGAGTTCAATTCCCTTCCTTTTACAACGAAAACCATTCATTATGACAACGTTTAAACACCTTCTGTTGCCGTTAAAATGTAATCCTCTACGGCTTGTTTATAGTCCTGATTTGTGATGTCGTCAATGACATAAATTTTGTTTGTTTTTGGATTAAGTCCATTCGTCATTATGCGCTCTGCCGCAATTCTTACCACAATTTGATTTACCATTATAAAACACCTCCACTTTCATTATCCACTTGAAGTAATAAAGCATCTTCCAACTCTCTGATACGACGTTGTTCTCCTGTTTCTGGAAGTGACTCTAAAACAGGGATGCCACTCTCTACGTCAATACTTTTGATTATATTTTTTGTATAATCAGTAAAGCCAAAAGGTAAATCCATATAAGACAAGTTTTGGATAGGTAATCTGTTTGAAACATCCCCTACCATTTCGCCAGTCTGATGGAGTATTTCCCCAGTTACTGCATCAAATAATATCCTATTACCTATTTCATTAACACGCATTAAAATATCATCTCCTTTATTCCGAGGCGAAAAATTCTACATAGTTAGCAGGATTAGAGCTCCCTGCAAGAGATCCTTGAGTAATTGTAAACGTGATTGTAGTTCCTGATACGACTATGTTACTTACATTATAACTCCCAGATTGTGCGTAAAAACGATTAGTTCCTCCTAAACGTATCAAGCCACCACATGCAGCCATAATGTTTTGAGCAATGAAACCTACGTTCACGGATGCACTACCGCTTTGTCCTGGACTTAGTGCTTGCATGTAAAAGGTTCCTAAAGTCTGTTTTTTACCACTAGGTATAGCATTAATATTATTAGCCATTTGACTAAATGTAGCATCCGAAGCAGTTTGAACTCCTTTACCAGTAATGGCAGATGCTACTTGTGCTTTACCATTACTTACAGAGGTAAAATTTTCAGTTATACGTGCGTCAAAGTCTTTCTGACGTACTACTGGAACCTCAGCAATATTATTAAATAGCCAACCATCATGAAAACCTTTCAAGAGGTCAAATGCTGACATAGGGCTAACCGTAGACGTAAATGTAGTGACTACAGTTATAGGGTCGTTGTATTTTCTCTTGTAAACTTTTATATATAATCCTCTTACTTCTGGTCTATGTTCTACCTCTACATAAAAGTTTTCCATAAATCCATCACTAGAAGTTACTACCTTCATGACGTTTTTGAACACTGTCGAAGGTTGAGACTGGCTTGTAACGTTAATTCCTAATTCAACTACTATCTTTGCTCCTCCCGAACACGCTGAATATCCTGCTATGTCAAGCTCTAATATGCCCCACACAGAGCTGGGGAGAGAGAAGCTTGTTTCCCATAACTCAATACCTGCCTCTTTCCAGTTAACCTGTGGGAATACCCTAGTAGCTCTATTAGCACCAACATTAGTTATTGTGTTAGTTGCATTATAAGTGTTAGGCATTAATGCTGTAGGTGTTTGTGGTTTCCATGGATAACCTAGAGCATTAGGTGACCCCTCATCAATGCTAGTTATATATGCTTTCTGCATAATATCATTCGGGATATTGTTACCAATGAGTGTTACTTCAATAGCCATCACATTATTAGCTGTTGGTGCTTTAAATATAGGTATTAATAAGTGCTTATCAGTGTTGTCCAAAGTTAAGTCATTAAGGTAGTAATTTTGAGCAAAGTCCGGAGAAATAGTTGTTATAGTTTTGCTGTATTTGTGTAAAGTTCCGGAATAGAATTGCGTGTTATATTCTACCGTACATCCTCCTCCTGCGTCTGTGATATTATAGTTACTGCTAGCTGTTATTTTTATGATTCCTGAAAATACTGTCAGTGTTGGGAATACAATAAACAAAGTTTCAACATTAGTTGTAGACTTCCAATTAGTAGCATGAAATTGAAATGCCTTAGTATGAGATACGTCACCTAAATTAATTGAACTTGTAGCGTTATACTTGTTCATTTGCCATGAGTTATCCACTTTAGGTTTCATTTGTTCCAATTGTTCAGTGATTTCCGTTAGGTCAGCATCCTGCCCTGGTGGTCCCTGTGGTCCTTCTGGTCCTCTAGGTCCTGTCTCACCCTTTAATGATACAATCCATTCCTCCATCGTACCTTCAAAGCCGTTTTGCAATGCTAAATCATAGGCTGATTTACCTTCAGGACCCCTAATTGGTCCAACGTTCTTCCACGTATTAGTGTTTTCCTGCCATACGTACAAGTTGCCAGCAATCATATAAGCCTCACCAGGAACTCCAACTGATGGTAAATCATCTTCACTCTGCAACTCACCTATGATGTTTACTCCTGTGCCATCCTTGCCATCTTCACCCTTTGCTCCCTTTTCACCTCTTTCTCCCTTGTCACCCTTAGAAGCAACCAATTGCCAATGGTCATTTGCAATTGTAGGAGATGTAGGCGGTGGATTACCTTTTGTATCTTGACGAGCAATAAAGCTACTACCATTTAGTGTGACAATGTTATTAGTAAAATACTGTACATCATTGTTGTATTCCGATTTTGCACCTAATTGATTCACAAAATTTTGCATCGAAGATATTGCATTACGCGCATCTTGTGTAGCAACCTGAGCTTCTTGAATGGCTTTATTGGTACTATCTGTAGCTGCATTTGCATTTGTTGCAGCATTATTTGCATTTGTAATAGCATCTTGTAATGTGACTAACGTATTGGATACTGTTTGTAGTGCTGTTTGCAATGCTGTGTTATTTGCCTGAATCGCTTCTTGTGTAGCTGTGTTATTGGCATCTATAGCTTGTTGTACCGCAATATTGGCATCCTCAACAGCTTTATTTAGTCGTTCTAATAATGCATCAACTTCTCCACCAGCAAGAATGTTAATTTGCGTTTGTAATTTAGTTAATCCAGCAATGATTCTCTGCCAGTTGTCATTGATTTTATTTCTTTCCGCTCGACTAACTGGAGATTCAGTTGTATGCAAGCTAATAACCATATTTTCACCGCCTTATAAATATAAAAATCTAAAATTAAAAGCGATACTGTGGACAGTACCGCCTGAGATCGAGATATTATTATTACCAGCTGCTAATGTTAGAAGCCTTTTGTTTGTATTTTTAAAATCAGATACATAGTTTTTTAAAGTTTGAACGCCTCTTAAAATTAATGTGTCATTTCCATTCAATGACCCGTTATATTGATAAGAATCGCCTGTTGTATGATTAGTAATCGTTACATAACTAAAAGAACCTCTTAAAATTATTTCTAAATCATGTTGTCGCGGATCAATGAGGACATTACCATAATTCTTCACCGAAAAGTTGTTGCTACTAAATGAGTATGCCAAGTCTTCATCCCAATCAATTCCCATACCCCATTGCCATTTATCAACATCCCATTCTTTGAGGTCCATTGTTGTAGGAACAGATTCAGCAAAGATGTTTTCACATATAAATTTAATTTCTAGCTCTCCAACCTTACGTAATAATTCGTTTGGAGAATAACTTTCAGCTAATCTTACCTTCCAACGCTTACCTGGTTCAGCCCCAAAGATAATATAAAAGTATTCTTTTCGGGCAAAGAGCGCATTAATTTCCGCTACAAATAGCTTAAAATCATGATAGTCAAATGCCTTGTACATAAATTTGGCTGTAATGATTCTTCCGCTAAAACGCGTACCATTGAAGATAGGCCCGTCAAAGCCTTCCACGATTGACGTTTGATGCTCTATCGAAACCGAAGGAATGTAGTATTTTAATAATTTTAAACCATACAAGCTCATTAAGATTTCACGGCCATCTTTTAAAATCATCCTCATAGACTCATCCCTTTCGTTAAAGCATCAATACTTGCAATGCTGTATTGCTTACCACTTACAACATCAACTACTGCTTCCCCCACTACCCGACTATCTAATACATTTTGAATAACCACTAAATCTTGACTTGCTTTCTCCGTCTTATCGGTTTTTTTCGTATTAGGTAAAATAGAACCAGAAGACGAATTGGAGCTGGTATTACTGATCGCCTTTTCAGTTGCTTTTCCAGCGTTAGTAGCCAAATCGTTTACATCATTAAAATTCAAAGCATTTTTAATGGTTTTAGACACTGTCTCAGCTATACCATCTACTGTTTTTTGTAAAGAACCTTGCATTCCTTTCATGCCATCAATTAAGTTTTGGACCGCACTTTTACCAATGTCCTTCATTGCCCCTAATGAATCATCTGTACCAATTAAAACCTTATTAATCTCACTTTGCCATTCTTTATTTAATGTTTCTAATTCATCATTTGCAGTTTTACGAAGCTGTTTAATTTGTTCTTTTGTATCTTTATCCAATGGCTCTAATTCTTTAATAGCTGATTCTCGTGCAATGGTCATTTTCTTTTCATAAAGCTCTTGATATTGTGTAAGCTCTGCATCCGTCATACGATTGAGTGCCTCAAGTTGCGCAATCGCACTTGGACCCATTGCCTCAAGTTCATCGATAATAGAAGCAGATAATTTACGAATTTCTAGTTTTGATAGTTCAATTCGCCATTGCGATAATGCATTTACTTGATCGCTTAGATTTGTCGTTAAACTTGTAGGATCGACTGGATCAAACGTTTTAATTTCATCAAATAACCCAAAGTAACCTTTGATTGTATTGTATCTACTCTCTACGGCACTGTTATAACTATCAGTTAATTTCTTTTCTTCATCAATTAACTTTTTATTAATGTCTTGTGTTTGCTTTAAATAATCATTGTTAATGGATTTAATTTTTTCACTGATGGCTTTCTTTGTTTCATAGACTTTTTCTTCGTAATAGATACGTTCTTCTGACCCTTCTTTATAATCCTTCAAATATTTTTCATAGATTTCTAATTCCTCAGATAATGATAACGTATCGAATTTTTTACGCTGATCTACATACTTTTTCTCATTATCAAATTGAGATTTTAACATATCAGAATGAGCTTTATTGAAGGCTTTTAAAGAATTTGTTTTTTCCTTTGTGCCATCTTTGAATGCAGTTGCACTATAACGCCAAAATTCCGCTTCTTGCTTTGCAGTCATTTCCCCTGCTGCTTTTTGAGCCTCCACATATTCTTTCAAGGCCTTAAATTTTCCGTCAGCTGATTTCGATTCAACTTTGGCTATTTTATCAGCATACTGCTTTGTAATTTTTTCACGATCTTTGACAGATTGTTCTTCTAATTTTTTGATTTGAGCAAGTTGGTCTGAGGTATTTGACTTTCTCTTTTTAGAAGCAGCTTTTTTTATGGATGTGATTTTATCTGATGTCTTTTTTATCACTTCTAAACGTTTTTCTTCTGCCTCTTTTTCCAAGGCCTTTATTTCAGCCGTATTAGCTTTTGTAGAACTACTTACAATTTGTTGGGCTTTTTGTATAGCATCTTTTGTAATTTCTAGGCGCTCTGTAAAATCTGGAATTGCTGCTTGTGCTAATGCTTCTGAAGACTTCCTGATTTCAGTTAAATCTGACAGACCAATGACAAATCCAGCTATGACATCTTTCCCAATGGCAATCATAACTCGGGAAGGTGATCTTCGTTGAAGAACGCTTGAAACGGTAGAAATCACTTTATTCCCTATTTCTAACCCTTTTTTTCCTACATCCCCTATTTTTTCTCCAATACCTTTTATTAAGCCACCAACAATATCTTTCCCTATATTGACCATATCGGTGATTTTGTTGTTTATGCCGGAAATTAATGACTTGATTAAGTCTTTCCCTGCTGAAATTAAATCCGTTCCAAAGCTCAAAATCTTGTCAATAAAGCTAGTTAGGATTTTAGCGCCTGCACCTAAAACATCACCAATTAAGGACAGAATACCGCTAATTAATTTTTCGATTAGCTCAACACCAGCTGATAATAATTGACCAGTAAAACTAAGAATCTTACCTAATAACCCAAGAATTAATTTGCCGCCTGCTGATAACAATTCTCCTAAGATGGATAAGACACCTTTTACAAGAGCAACAATCAATTCTGCTCCTGCCGATAATAGCTCTGGAAGAAGTTGAATAATCGCTTCTACTAATGCCGTAATAAGAGTTATACCAGCCTCAATTAGTTGAGGAACAATTTGTATAATCCCTTTTACAAGAGCCTCAACAATTTTAATTCCGGCATCAATTAATTGTGGTAGTAACTTAATGAGTGCCTCTACTAAGGAAATTATTAAGGTTAGCGCTGCCTCAATGATAGCAGGAATAGCTTTTATCAATCCTTGTACCAAAGCCATTATAATTTGTATTCCAGCTTCGATAAGCTGAGGTAATAGTAAAATTAAGGCTCCTACCAAGGCGATAATAATCGTTAACGCTGCCTCGATTATTGTTGGTAATGCCCCCACAATTCCTTGAATTAAAGTCGTAATAACTGACAACCCTACTTCAATTAGTTGTGGTAATGCTATTGTTATGCCCTCCACAAGTGACATGATTATATTTAGCGCACTTTCGATGACTAAAGGTAAAGCTGTTACAATTCCATTTAGCAACGTTTCGATGATTGTTAATCCTGTTTCTAACAGCATTGGTAGCATTGTAGTAAGAGAATTTATTAATGTATCTAGTAATTGAACAACCACTTCTATAATCAACGGCAACGCTGTTACAATACCGTTTATAATCGTTGTCAACAAGCTAACTCCGACTTCGACCAATTGAGGTATTAAAGTAGCGATTGTTGTTGTGATTGATTCTATTAAACTAGTAATTGCATTTACCATCAATGGTAAATTGGTTGTTATACCGTTTGCTAAATTTGTTATAATATCAGCTGCTAAAAGAAGGATTTGTGGAATTATCATAACGAGTGTATCAATAATAACTGGCAATATTTCTGCAAATGCAGTTGCAAACTTTCCAATATTATTACTTACACCACTTATCAAATTTACTATCATTTCAGTACCTAGCTCAATAAAACGTGTAGATAATTCAGCAATTTTTGTAATGATATCGCTTATTGAGGTAGCAAAATTACTTACGACCTCATCAAATGACATCTCACCTTTTAGCAATTTGAATACATCTTGAAGTAACGTTGTATGATTAAAAATTTTTATGAAAATACTCGCTAAAAGACCCCATGGTCCTAGTAGCACCAGAACAGCTGAAGCTATTGACTCCAGTGCAATTTTTAAAACATCTAATGCATTACTTATATTTAGTACATCCGTCACAACAGATAACTTTTCTTTGAAGCTTGACAATAACCCTGCGACTGCACTTAAGGCTCCAGACCAAGCAGACATCATCATGCTAGGTATTTCACTTATTTTTGTACCAAATGTAGTTAATGCTAACGAAATGCCAGCAAGCATTTCTTTCATTTTTGTAGACAATTTTGTAGTAAATTCATCAAATAGTTTAGAAGACTTATTTTTAAACACTTCCCACTTTGATAATATCTCACCAGTTTCCCAGTTCACTTTATCAATGTGTTCCTCTGCTTGTTTCTTGGCTGTTTCTACAATTTTTCGATGTTGCTCTTCAGCATTAGAAACTGTCTCATCTTTCGCTCTTTTCGCTTCAGCAATCATTCTATCAGCTTGTTCAGCTGTAATGGTACCTTCCTCGTCACGCATCCTAATGATATGACCAAGTCGTTTTGAATAAGTTTCTTCTGCTTCCTTAATGACTTTTTCTTTTTGCTTCACAGCATTTTTCACAACTTCTGCTGCTTGTTCTGTGGAAATGATTGAAGCATTTTCTTTCATCCGCTCCAAAATGACTTTTTGTTCTAACTCAGTTTCAGAAAGCGTTCTAACAGCATTTTCCTTCATTGATTGATTTAAACTATTAATGATTTCGTGTTCTTGTGCTGTTAATTCTCGTTTTTCATCTGCTGCCTTTTTAATAATAGCCTTGATACGTTCATTCAGTTCGTTTTGTTCTTTTATTTGTTCCCCATGATGTTTTTTGGTGTTAGCTATTATTTCCTGCTCTTCTTTTGACGTTAAACCTGAGGAAACCTTAAAGAAATTTTGTAAGTCTGATATTTGTTCTGTATTACGTTTCTTCATGCTATCCACAATTTGAGTGTTCATTTGGTCAAAATTAGCAGAGAGTTCTTTTGCCATATCTGAAGTCACTTTTGTAGAAGTTAAATACATTTCTGTGATGGATTGCGAAGTACTTTCGTTCAAATCAAAGAATCCATTCAACGCCTTTTTTGTAGATTCTGACACTCCTTCCCCGAACCTCTCAACACTTGGTAAAGCACTTTCGCTCATTTTTTTAGCAAAAGCAACTGCACCAATTGTTAACCCAGCAAGAGCTGCTACAGTTATCCCAATAGGTCCTGTTAATGCTGATAGTGCTGTGCCTAAAAAGCTCAGTTTAGTAGTTAAAAACGCCGTTACTCCTCCAGCCTCACCAATGGCAAGCGCTAAGGCCGCTATTGGCTTGATTATGGCTCCAATTGCAGAAATGAACATACCTAAAAACAAAATCACTGGACCAAGCGCTGCTGCAATTGATCCTACAATTAAAATTGCTTTCTTTGTGCCATCACTCAGTGCCGCAAATTTACCTGTAAGCTCTGTTAACCAATCCGCTAGAGCTCTTATATCATCCTTTATCAAATCACTGAATTGGATAGCTAAACCCTCTAGTGCAGATTTAAGCATCATTATTGAACCAGCTAAATTGTCCACCATCGTGTCAGCCATTTTCTTAGCTGTACCATCTGAATTTTCAAGGTCTTTTGTGTATTGCGCTAAAGTTTCTGAACCGGACTCTAAAAGAATTGCCCAGTGCTTGTAAGCTTCCGCACCGAATAAAGTGGTAATAGCTGCTGACTTTTGTTTCATCGTCAATCCATCAAATCTATCTTCTAGATGACCCACAAGTTCTGGCATTGACTTCATATTGTCATTAGCATCAAAAAACGAAATACCTAACTCATCCATTACCTTCCGCATTTGCTTTGTCGGCTTAGCTAATCGGCCAAGTGATGATGCAAAAGCTTGTCCTGCAATAGAACCTTTTAACCCATTGTCAGCCAATTTCATTATAGCTGCGGTTGCTTCTTCCAAAGACCAACCCATTTGATTAGCCATAGGCGCCAAATATTTCATTGCTTCGCCAGCCATTTCAACATTAGTATTTGCATTAGCTTGTGCATAAGCAAATACGTCAGCAGCATGTCCAGCCTGAGTAGCTGCCATTCCAAACGCTGACATAACATCACTCGTAATATCAGCTGCTCTGCCAAGGTCCATTCCAGCGGCTGCTGCTAAATTAAGCATCCCTTCTGTGGCACCCAAAATTTGATTGGTTTTAAATCCCATTTGTTATGTTATGGCTCTTTATCCGTAACTCTCCGCGTTTCCACGGAGTATCAGACTATATCATCGTTCTAAGTGAACGCCGCGCGCTCTTGTCGCTTTACTGCCTACGCCGTTATGCGTTTAGGCTCCATGCGTTAGTCGTTACACCTTCCATTAATTTCTTAATAGCTTGGCTCGGTATTGACATATTAAAAGTGTTAACCATTCTTTTAACTTAGTGTCTACCGAATTCACGCGGTTTTAATTGGCCCGATATGTTAAGCCAATGCAAGATACTCCATACCTTCAGACACTTGAGTAGCAGTAAATTTAGTAGTTGCACCTAAAGCTTGTGATTTTTCTCTAAGTGCATCAAAATCTGCACCTGTAGCTCCACTGACTGCTGATACTTTAGACATTTGACTATCAAAATCCATACCGATTTTAACAATTCCTGCCCCCATTGCTGCAAGTGGAGCTGTCACATACATAGACATATTTTGACCAATAGTTTTCAAACCATTGCCTACTGCTGTAATCTTATTTCCCGCTTCTTGCATTCTTTGACCTGTCTGCGTCCATTGGGATGATTGCACACGAAGTTGTTCTGTAACATCTTGTAGTTGACGGTTTAAATTGTTATATTGCGCTTGAGCGCGATTGACTGCTGTTGCTTGTCGCTCAATTTGCGTTTCTGTCGCTTCTCCTGAAGCTACTAATTCATCATATTTTTTACGCTGTTCTTGCAATTTTAAAGCTGCTGCTTCTGTGGATCGCGCTAAAATATCTTTCTTCCTAGCTAATCCTTCAATGGATTTCTCATAATCGGCACCTTTACTTTTTAACACTTGCAGTTCGCTACCCATGGCTTTTAAATTTCGGTCAACTTGAGCAATAGTGCCGTTAAAATTAGATGCATTTAGACTAAGACTAACTTCCAAACTTCCTATGCTCGCCATGTTTTCTCACCGCCTTTTTGAGCAAAATAAAAATCACAGCCAATGAATGTCGTCAGCTGTGACTTCTTCTATTTCTTCATCTTCATTTGCAAGCTCAAACCAGAAATGAATATCCATTTCATCTATTTCATGAAGTTTGTATCCTTTGTTTAATAGCTCTCTGTAAAATTTTTTAATACTTTGGTAGGCTGTTAATCTTCCGACTTTCCCTCTTCAGTCGTTACTTGTTTGGTTTCAACTCCACCAATGTTTAACACATCGTTAAATACTCGCATAATTTCCGATTGCAACTCGTTTGCTTGTACACCATCGTAAAAATCATCAATGGTAAATTGACTATCAAAAACATTTACAACGAAACCAACCATTTCATCGAATGTTTCAACTGAAATGGCCTGACCTTCTTCACGCATTTTTTCGTTCATTTTTAGTGCATTTCTGAATACACGAGCCTTTACAAAGTCATTTGTGAATGTTTTGTTATTCCCATCAATTCGTAATGTAATTTGCATACTTTAATCCATCCTTTTCGTTAATCACTTATTTTATAGTCAAAAGAAAAGAAGCCCTAAAAAGGACTTCTGTTTAAGGTGTCGGTACGGTTGGTTCAGTTGGTTTTGTAACAGCTCCAAAGAATGTTTCTGCTGTTACTGTTACACCAGCATCCCGTGTATCTACTGTGTGTTTGATATTCCCATCAATTAATGGCAATGCTTCGCCACTAAATGGATACAATTTATAATTCGTTTCCCCTTTTTTTCGTGTAGTATTTGATTCTTCACCAGGTTTTAGTTTTGCTTTGAACAACCAAACAAGTTTTGAGCCTGATTCAAAGCCAATTGCGATTGCATTTGGTGTGTCATTAGAGTTGGTGATAATACCACCAGCTGTTGACATCTTGTGTCCATACCAATCTACTAATACATCTGTTGGTAAATCGGCCGTTTCTCCAGCTAGTGTAATTGAATCCAATTGAGCTTCTTGATCTACTACACGATCTCCAGCGTCTAAATGCGCTTCTGAAAAGTTTGGAGTAAGTGTTAAAGATATTGGCATTGTTAGTGTTTTAACATCTCCCCAAGTTTCCGCTTGCTCATCTGTCATTAATGCATAATGAATCCGCTTCAAACTAATTTTTTGTGGTTTTTCATTTACTGTTGTAGCTGCCATTTATCATGACCTCCTAAATTTAATATTCATCAAAAAAGACGAATCTCAACACTTTATTAAAGTGAGAATCGCCCTCTTGCTTTGGTACATCATATTCAATTGTTCGTTCATACCCAGCTGATTCCATCAATTGTTTTATGTCTTCAACAAGTAGATAGTAATCTGTTTTTGACCAAACATTCACCTGTATAAGTCGCTCAGTCTCAAACTCTTGGTCAGATGCTTCCAGCGCTGGTTTAGCATTGATTTCTAGAAACGTTATATATTGATCTTGAATGTCATAACCTGTAGGTACTGTATTGAAGTAGACTTTTAAATTAGTAGGTTTGAGTGTTTTAGTAACATGTTCTGCAATATTAATCATAGATTTTTTACCTTCTTTATTACATCTGCCACGGCATCAATTGCATCAGTTTTGCTTTTTTCAAATCCCCGCGTAAAGAATGGATTTGGTGCAATAGGTCCCCATGTAACTTTCTGTCGTTTACCGTTTTTCATTACATACTTACTTCCAGCACTTCGCCCACCTTCCAGAATATGTCCATGGTAGGCTTTACCTGTGTGTACTTTTACTTCCCCATCTTTCGCACGTTTTATTTTAATGTTCTTTTTCAATTTAGTGTTCTTTTTCTTTTTTGATTTACGATTTCCAACTGGTGCTTCTTCCACAACAGCATTTTTGACTACTTTCGCTCCTGCATTAAGGGCTTCATTTTCTTCTGCCTCTTCTAACGGCAAATTCAGTATATTTTGCATCAATGCTTCCATACCTTGTATTTCAAAGCGCATCCTACAACACCTCTCTTAAAAAGATTGTAAGCCATTGATTATCGCCATTATCATTTACAGGTGGTGAGTCCATTTCGTATGTTTGACCCGCAATTCTAACACGCATTTTTTCATGAATATCGTTTCGATAGCGAATACCAATCACACATTTCCCTTGCCATTGTGTAGCATCAGAACTAAATAGCTTATATCCTTTTGCTGTCTTCAATTCTGCCCACACTGTTTTATATTCAGACCAATCAGTACTTGCCCATCCATTGGTTATCGTACCTGGTGGATTTAAGAAAGTAGCTCGTTTATTCATACGGCCAGCGTTATTGTTGTTGCGATAGTTCATCAGGATTCACCCACTTTAGCTGTAAAATTATTGACTGTAAGCCGTAAGGAATGGTCTGTTGAGCTGTTTTGATTGTAGATGGCGTTATAGCTATACGATTCTCATAAAAGTGCGTAGTGAGCATCATAATAGCTAAACGATGTTGTGCAAATACTTCTTTGTCATTCACAGTCAAATAATAATCACTAGGCTGTTTTACTCCTGCATTCTCCAGATATGAAATTGCTGTTTGAAGAAAAGTAGAAAGGGAACGATCTTCGTCATTCCCATCTATCCGTAAATATTCTTTTAATTCATCAAGCAGTTTCTCCATTACCCATCACTCTTTTCATTTGTTGATGGCTCTTTTGCTGTTTGCTTTGTGGTAGCTTTTTTTGGCTCCTCAACAGCTTTTAGAAAAGCAACGTCATATTCTTCATGAACTTTTGTTAAAAACTCAGCGCGAGACTTAACTAGCTTCTTCCCATCAGCTGGATATGGTTTACCTACCTCATAAACATGACCGTCATGGTGTTTTTCTTGAAAACGATTAATTACTACATACTGACTCATTCAGTTCACCTTCTTTCAATAAAATAAAAAGTCCTGGATTAATTAAGGTCCAGGAACTACATCTGCAATACGGAATGCAGAAGCTAATTTGATGCGGTGGTCAAAGTATGCTGTAACAACAAATTGCTCAATACCCGTTTTGATATCTTTGTCTCGCTCGAAAGTCTCGCCAATATCATAGTTGAAGTGAGAGTATGATAAATCACCTACGATTGGCTTTGTAGCTGCGTCTACAAAAATAACTGGTTTCCCTAACACTTGCTCTGGTTGTGCAGTGTAAAGAGTTGCATTACCGTTCGCTAAATCTTCAATAATATCGCTATAATCTTTGTAAGACATAATAATTTTCGCATTTTCTCGGTAATCCTCATGTAAGTCAGCAATAGCATTTTTGATAGCTTTATACGTATTTGAACCTGTCACTTTTATAATGCCATTTTCTGTAGAATAGAAGCTCATATGCTCCTCACCACTTTTTGGTGTTGTAGTGAATGAAACTTTCTTTTCTTTCGCTGCAACACCTGATTTAAGAGCATTTTCAACATGTCCAACTAGATTTGCATCAGAACCGTTGATTACTGTTTCTGAAACACCTGCAAATACTTTGAATTTGTTACGTGTAAACTCAACTGTTTCACCTTTGGCTTTTAGTTCTTTTGCTGTAGCCATATCAGCAATGAAATCATCGTCATCTAAAGTGAAAGCTAGACGTGGTAATTCTAGATTCGGAATTTGTGTTACAGCAGAATGACCACGTAAAGGATTTTTGGCTAATGGAGCTAAAATAACGTCCTGCGAAACTGTTTTTGGTAGGAATTTACCTCCACCAGAAGCTGAATCATCTCCAAGCGCTGCACGAACATCTGTGTCAATTATCTTGCCGCGCATTGTTGACCTAATTAAAGAAGCTTTAGCAGCAATAACTTTTTGCTGTGGATCATCAATATTACCGATTGTTGCTTGTTTCATAGCTGCTTGTTGATCAAAATGTGCTTTTTGTTCTGCTTCCAATTCATCATGTTGCTGTTTGATTACATTAAAGCGTGCTTGTAAATCTTCTTTGGATTTTTGCTGGGCTTGAATATCCTCGATTGATGCAGCTGGATCAATTGCTTTTGCAGAAAGTTCACCTTCAACTTTTTTCAGTTGTTGTCCAATCGTTGCCATGGCTTGCTTTAATTCATAAATTGTTTTATCAGAGAAAAACTGAATATCTAACGGTAAGAGCATTTTCATCATGTTTTTTTGCTCTAATGATTTTAAAAATTTCTTTGTCTGTGTTTTCATAAGCAGAAAACCTCCTATTTTTATAAAATTGTGTTTAAAAAAGCTAGATTCGCCTTTGAATCTGCAAGAATTTTTTCTCGTAAAGCTTTTTCTTCAGTACTCATAACAGATGTAGATTGGACAGGTTCTAAGAGGTGCTTAGGCACATTTTGATATTGATTAAGTAACTCTATATCCGCACACGCAACAGCATCTTTTTCTTCTTCTAATACTACGATGTTAAAGTATTTAGAGGCTTCTTCTGCATCAAGCCAGTTATCTTTTCCATCTAATAATTCATTGATTTTTTCATCTGTCAATAACTCAGTACCTTTACTTTTATAAGCCGGAATACAAGTTCTGGATTCTGTTTTATCAAGCCAATCAGCCTGTTCTCGACAGTCAACAGCATTCGCGCTCCACAACGTTATCATTGGCTTATGAATCATCAAGAAAGTATTTTCGTACATAAAAATATTATCTGCCTTCATAATTAAAAAAGACGCTGCACTAGCTGCTACACCATCCACATAAGCATTGATAGTTAATTTATTTTTCTTTCTCTCCAATTGATTCATCATAGCGATAGCTGTAAATACTGACCCACCTGGACTATTCACATACATGTTCAACGTGTTTACAGTTGGCGATAAATCATCTAACGATTTTTGAAAATCAGTAAGTGTTACATCTTCATCTCTCCATTTATAACCACTGACAATAGCGCCATAAATAAAAAGATCTGCTGTTTTTTCGTCAGCCGATGCTTTAATTTCCCAAAATTTATTTTTCATTCTCCCCACCTCCTTCCGTTGTTGAAGTTGTAACAGAGGACTTTCTTTCACTGATAGGTAAATCTAATGGATACATATCACCTGAAATCCAAAGTTCATCAGCCAATCCTCCACGCGGTGGGATGTCTTCTAATCTTCTTACTTCATCACGGCTCATAGCTCCATCTCGCAACATCATGTGATAAAAATTTGTTCGTGCAGTTGTATCACCACGAAGCAACCCTCCAAGGTTAATTTTAAATTTCATCCCTTGGTTTCTATCTTCTTTCGTAAGTAATTTTCGATTAAACTCATGTTCATACTGCGATACAATTGGCATGAGCGTCATGTTAACAAATTGAATCATTTGCTGTTCATTAGATGATAAGGTCCCTCCCTCAGTATCATTCAAAAAACTAACTGGCACATTAAAAACGTTGGCCACCCGTGAACGTGTAATTCGCTCTGATGCCAACGTATCTGATGCAAAATATTTTCTTTCTATTTCTTTAATATCGACACCAGGTTCTTTGAATAAGATACCTCCATTTTCCTTGTAAAAACGTCTAAAATCCGCAATAACAAGATCACGTTTGTCTTTGTCGATATTTGCTCCATACTCTAAAATAAAGGATTCTTTTTTTTCCATTTCAGATAAACTAAATTCTTGTACTGCTTTATCGTATTTAATAGTGTTTGCTAAAACTTTTAATGGTGAAAGTCCTCTCCAACGTGATGGACCTCTTATATGTTTAACATGAATCATATCGCTATTGTGAACGTACATATTCTTTGATTCCCCACGTACTTCATACCATAGTGAATCATCTTCTCTATTTATAAATTCAGTGACATATGTCGAATCTAATGGGATAATTTCCATTGGTCGCATACGAATGTCACGTAAAATTACTGCATAACCGTTACCAGTTTCATTACGACTAACTTCTAAGGCATTTAATAAATCAAAAGAGCTCATATTTTTATTGGGTTCATTTATGAGCATATCAGATACATCATTTTGAATTACATCATAATTTTGATGTAGTTTGATTGGTAAAGCTGATAATGTATTTGCAAGACGACTAATGACACTGAATATTGTTTCATTTGTCGCTAATTGACTATTATCAATACCCCAAAATGTTTTTCCAACCCAATTTGTAAAATCCCATGTTGAGCCTTTCCAACCAGCGTATGCCATATATGCTGCTCTTTTAGTACGTTGCCATATTTTCAAATTCTCACCTCCTATTACAAATCGTTGATAGAGATGAATCCTACATTTCCAGTACGTTTACTCTCACTTAATAATTTCATTACTTCAGTATGTGCGTTAAGCATTGCTGCAAATCCATCAATTTTTCTGTATCGTCCTTGTTTAGTAGCCATCCAATTCTTTTTATCATCTACTTTAATTTTCACATTATTTATATACCATCTTAAAAGTCTATTGTTATTGTAAATAACATTCCCATCTAAGAATATTTCCTTTAAATCTTTTAGAGCTGGACTTAATGTGAGTGGCCCTTGTATTACTACTTGCATATTAAATCCTTCATTCTCCAGTGCCTTTACTAATTTGAAAGCATTTGCCCTATCATAAGTGATCATTGAAATGTTATATAGCTTTCTTTGCTCTACAAACCAATCAAATACCAACTGATAATCAATGTAATCAGTTTCACAAATAGTCAGTAATCCCATTTTTTCATACTCTCGATATGGAATTTTTTCATTATCTTCATTTACTTTGTGTTCAGGAATCCATGAATGGGAAAGTACAACAACTTCTCCTGTCTCATAAATCGGGAACTCTAAACAAGCACTTGTAAAGTCTTCGGTTGAAGATAAGTCGAAGCCTCCAATGCATTCTGTATGCTGTAATTTAGTTAAATCAAATTGTTTATCATTCTTTTTTAATGTTTTATAAGTAATAAATGATTGACCATCTGTTTTAGCAAAGATATTAAATTGCTTGGTTACCCAATCAGCATATTCAGCTGGCGTATTTCTATCAGAATTAAAATCTTCAACAAGTTGTGGTAAATCAAGTGACACACCTATGTTAGGATTTGCTTTAATCCACATTGCAGGATTTTCAATTTCATCTTCGTGATCTAATTCATAAAGTAAATAAAATTTTCTATCTTGCTGTAACACACCATTCAAAACGTCTGTACCGATTTCGTAGTATTCAACAAGTGGTCCATCCAATTCATAACCTGCAGTTGTGATATATAAAACTAATGGCTGTTTACGTGCCGACCAAGAACGTTTAATAACATTTATAAGTTTGAAATCCTTAAACTCATGGATTTCATCGAAAATACCTAAATGTGTATTTAAACCATCTAATTTTTTTGAATCAGATGCTCTAGACTCTATTTTGCTTTTACTTTTGTCGTGAAAAATTCCTTTTTGATTCTCTCGTAGCCGTTTTCTTAAAGCAGGAGAAGCTTGTACCATAGCACGTGCTTCATCAAATAATTCACCTGCTTGTTGCTTTGTGTTTGCTAATATATAAACACGTGAACCCTGTTCATCATCTTTACATACTGCATAATCGGCTAAACCAGAAATTTGTGTTGTTTTACCGTTTTTACGTCCAACAAACTCTAAACCTTCACGAAACCTTCTATAACCAGTTTCTCTATGGACCCATCCATACATAGAGCCAATAGCAAAATGCTGCCACGGTTGTAAAACAAGTTTGTCATAATCGCCTTTTGATGGTTTACAATACTTCTCAATGAAGCGAATTGGCCTATGTCCACGCACTTCACTGAAAATGTATGGAAAATCGTCTGTACCTTGTCTTTTCAAATCATTAAGATGCCTTTTACAAGCCAAAATAACTTTTTTAGGAGCAACGATATTTCCAGCTACAACTTGTTCTGCATACCAAGTAGTCAGTAATGTTTCAGAAGGTTTTAGTAAAATATTTCCCTTTTCTATCTGTTCTACTTTCCACTTTTCATACCAAGCTAAAATTTCAGTAGGTTTAGAAGTCGTCGAAATCGTCGTCATCTGGATCACCCTCTAGCTGCTTTCTTTGAGCTGGTGTTAGTCCGAGTGACTTTAACAAATTATTTAATACTAGGACAGTTTTTGTTAATTCAATTGCCAATGGATTTTTAACAACATTCGTTGCTCCACCCTTATTCGTGTGTTCCATCATCAAATCGCCACTATCTACTTCTTTTTTTAACTTTCGATAAAACCGATGTGTATCAACATACAGCTGGATTATTTCATCATCAGATTTTTGATAATTTTCACCTAAATATTTGCGTATTTTTGCCGCTGTAGGAATCGCCACTTTTTTTCCTCCTTTCACGGAGTTTTTGCTTATCCCCCTTTACTTAAAAAATGCCTTGCGCAACAAGCGAAGGTGGCATCCGGTGTAGAGCACTTTCGCTTGGTGAAGTAAATATAGGGGGGCTATATGTTTTTTTCTAAAAAATATTCTTGTTTGGTTTAAACTCCATCACTTTAAGGGTTTTGCTTTTTGTATTTTTATTGTTTCCGTGCATTGTATTGTGACAACTATTACATAAACTCTGTAGATTCCCTAACTCCAATGCTTTATTGAAATCGTCTTTTACTTCTACAATGTGATGTACCATTTCTGCATTTTTTATTTTCTTTTGTTTTAAACACACCTGACATAGATAATGATCACGAATCAATGCCAGTTCTCTTGCTTTTTTCCATGCAGTAGAATGATAAAATTTGTCACGTTTTTTATCACGTGCATATTTGTCATAATGTTTGTTGCTGTTCATGCTCTACCTCTCTCTTAACACCAGACATACACTGTGCTATGAAGTGTTTAAGCTCTGCTTCATCTTGTTTTAACTGTTCAAACGTATCACCACTAGCCCATTTTATCTTGCGTTGAAGCTCTCGCATCTTTGCCTGTAGCTTGCGTATCGGCTCGTCTGTATAAAAACAGACATACTCACGGTTGCAATTTGGACATGTGTAGTATGTCTTCTGAATAGTGTCATGAAGTTTGTCTAACTTAAAGTGTTTGACAAAGAACCTGTGACCACATGACTTGTTACACTTGGCATAGATTGGTTCCATGTTATTCGCTGCCTTCTAATCGAGTTGGAACTTCTGGCATCATTGTTTCTTTCATTGTTGCGCCAATCTCTTTTGCTTTTGCTTCAAGCTTTTTGAAATCTTCTTTGGTTCTTACTTCTTCATCATCCATTGCATCAATCGCATCTAACTCATCGGCTAGTGCACCTGCATGCTTTGCGATTGCTCGTAATCTTAATTTAGTTTTATCATCAATTTTTAAATTGACTGTTATATCTCCTATTTTTTCCATTGTTCATCCCTCTTTTCGTTTTGGTGGAACAGCACCGATACCACATGTTCTTGTTGGCTAGTTGTTAATTTATTAAATACCAAACGGATGTCGTTAGTGACTTCTGAGAACGTTCTATCATAACCATGATTATCAGTAAGACCAATCCCTAACAACTCATTAAGAAGTTTTTGTATATCATTATTCATATCCTCCTTCCCCCTTGTACAACTCCGTGACTTGCGCTTTAAGCTCATCAATCCTAACATTTAGCTTTTGTTTCATACCTTCCATAACTGCATACTGCTCATCAATCTTAGCTTTGTACTCTTCTTCTGTAAGGCCTGAGTAATCACGTTTGATGATTTGCTGATGATACTGCCTTATTTCTTTTTGCATTTTCCTTGCTTGTTTATCCAGAACAAAAGCAATGTATTTCTTTTGGCAATGTGGACATTTAAAATAGGTTTCGACTACATAACCTTTGAACTTATGAGCCGGATGTTCGTATTCTTGTAAGTTAATTGTTATTTCATTTTGACACCCATCACAAACAGTTACATTTGTCATCATCATCCCTCTTTTAAGATTTAGTTTTCTTCGCTCTACTCGACATAATTGGTCCTTTGCATTTTGGGCAATTAATACCTTCTTTGAGTTTGTGAGTCGTTTCTTCGAAATCACATTCTTTTGATATACAGTAATATCTAGTTAAAGGATTTTTCATTCATTAATCAGTCCTTTCATGTTCTTCTTTTTAGCACAATAAAAAGTCACACCTATTTAGATGTGACTTTCAATTATATTAATCTTCGTCCGTATCAAAACCTATTTTCCTTTTAGGTTCTTCTGGATTTAATCTCTTTACCGCCATTAACAAGAAACTAATTTGGCTTACATGTTGGATTAATTCAATGTAAGAACCATCCTCTTTTTGACCATAGAATCTTATTAAACTTGGATTGTAATATCCTAAATCATGAACATGAAATTGAATAGTCTGACCGAAAGAAACTAGCCTCATTCCAACTTCTTCTGTTTCATCCAAATCATCGTCAAACTCATTAATCATTTCAACTAACCTGTCATAAAATTCACTTGCTAGATTTGGATCAGATGGTGCCATAATTTCAGGTATATTTAATTTTCCAAAATTCATTTATACGCCTCCATTCTCATTCTACATACATGATAGAATAAATGGAACGTATTGTCATTATAAAAAGAGACTACCAATTTAGTAGCCTCTCACGCTTGTTTCCGACATACACGTACAAGCTAACGTGTTTATTACTGTAAGGCAATTTTGTTTACGCATTTCCGTGCGCTTTTTAATAAGGAGAAATCAACAAGAAATGCTTGTCGATCAACTCCTTTCTTTTTCGATGTTATCAATATATCACCTTTAAAAAGAAAATGAGTTTACAAATCCTCCCGAAATCCTCCCATTTTTCTCCCGAAAATGTTTATGTTTTTTTACATCTGTTTCCAACAATAAATAACTCATTTTAATACATCATTTTTGACCTTTCTCGTCCTCTTGAATGCGTCTTTTAGTAGAGAATGTCACTTTGGTATATGTTGAAAAAATATAACTATACAACGCCTTTAAAGCCCTTATTAGAACGAATGAGACAACTCTGAAAAACGACCCATTCAAAACGATTATTAACTACTTTAATAATTATTTATCTTTTTACATCAATTAAAAAAGCCTCCTGTTATCAGGAAGCTTTCACCAACTTATTTTTGATTGGTAGGCATTAGATTGATCTTGTTCTATTCCAATATATATTTTTGTTTCTCTAGGGTCTGTATGATTTAGTTCTTTTTGTAAGGCAGCTATATCCTTAAATGCTTTGTAATGCTGGTATCCATATGTTTTACGTAGACTATGTGTTCCTATATGTTCAAGACCAAATTCATCTGCTACTTCTTTTAAAATTTTATAAGCTTGTTTTCGTCCTATCGGTTTATTCTTGCCCTTACGTGATTTAATGAGGAATTCATATTTATTTTTACCTTCTACATACTTACGAATTGCACGTTTCAATTCATTTGGCATTTTTACATTTCGGTACTTTTTAGTTTTTTGCTCAAATAATCTTATATCCCATCCAAGTACATCTTTAACCCGTAATGTCAAAATATCAGATATTCTGAAACCAGTATGAATGCCTATTAAAAACATGATGTAGTTACGTTCGTTGTTTTCATTTAAATATTCTTTTATTTCTTGAATTAATTCTTTATCACGAATTGGTTCTACTCGTGTCATTTAACCACCGCATTTCTTTGATAAACTTCAATTTTTAATGCGAATGCTAAACGTAACATAGCTTGCCACTTTTTCTTATAATATGTGTTTTTTGATAAGCCTAAATCGATGAATATATCTACATCATAATATGGATCTTCTGCTAGAAAACGTTGAATGATAATTTGTCTTTCTACTGGTTTTAGTGTAGCTACAGCACTGTGAATTTTGTTCATGTATGCCGTTCTGGCTTCTTCATATTGAACTCGTTCAATTGCTAAATTTTCTGTTTTGCTAGAAAAACTATTTGTATTACTTGGACAAACCAATGAGTAAGCTGGTGTTATTGTTGGCATTAAATCAGATGGTAATGTCAGTAAATAATCTCTGTATTTGTACAAAGTTTTTTCGAGAGCTGCCTTTGTTTTCTTTTCATCAACTTTCGGTACAATTTCTTTCATTTTAACCACCCTTTAATTCAATATATAGTATAATTTCCTTGTATAATTAAGTGGAGTAGTAGGTTATCTACTGCTCTTTTTTATGTCTTAATTCGACTATTAGTGCTTACCCCAATGTTGAACTACTTTCATTAACGATCATCCTTTTTGTCTAAATGCACCTTTAACTCGCTTATAAGTACTGCGTCTAATTCCCATCAACTCTTCAATTTCTCTTTGACTCATCTTCTTTTTAGGTTGGCGTCTTTTTGACGCTTGCCCTTTAACTTCTTTAGTTAACCCCTTTTGTACCAACTCTGTTTGTAACGTTCTCATGTCCTCCACTCCTTTAATAAAGTAAAAAGAGGCACCAACAGAACAGGTCATTTACCTGTCTGTTAGTGCCTCCGGTATTTTCCGTAAAGGCTATTATTCAATTGTTTTTTTAGATGCTATGCGCTTTTTTCGATGTTTTAAGTATCTTTCAATATCTTTTTTATAAATTTCTTTTTCTTCGTCAGTACAGTCGGATAATCTTAAATCCTTTATTATCAAATTTAATTGTTTGTCCTCTTTGATTTAAATTCCTCCTAACTTCATGACACGATACTCAAAATGGTTAGCTTTTAAATTCTTGCTCTGGTGCAGGAATTGATTGTTATATCTCTCGAAAAGGTATTTAACTTCGCCTCTGCTCTGCCTTTTTTATTTAATATAGATTCATAACCTAAAATTATCTTTGTACCAACAACATAATCAATCTGCTTTTCTGGAAAATCATTGGTTGCCTTACTTAAAACTTCTTGTAACTGTTCTGCGCTCATATCTTTTGTTTCAATTACTTGATAATGTCTAAATGATTCTTCCATAATGGTTTTCCCTCCTGTAGATACTCCTTGAGAATATTCATCATCCAGAGTATTTAAATCGATGTTATATAAATCACATACACGCTTTAAAATCTCTAAAGATGGATTAGTTTTATTTTTTTCATAGTTATTGTACATTTGAGGGGAGACATCCATTTTTTCGGCAGTATGCTTTTGCGTCCATCCTTTACTCTCTCTTAGAGCTTTCATTTTATCCCCAATAGCCATTCCCATCCTCCATTTCTATTGACATTTTTTTTTCACATTGTTCAGTAGTACTACCAATATTGTTTGAAAATTTCAGCTTTAGTAAGGTTATTGATTTCTGCTAAACTATGAACAAAATAAGTGTAGTTTTCGTGTTTACTAATCCCGATATAGTTTTCAAAGTATTCATGTAAATTACCGAATTCAATTTGTGGTAATTCTTCTCCATCTTCTAAAGCATAATACTCTCTATCGTGTAGATAATGATCATCTTCTTCGAACCCAATCATACGTTGACCTTTTACAATAAACTCATGGTTTTTCCCAGCATGGTTACAACCTGAGTTTCTCCACCAACCATACTCCTGTTTCCAATCATCATGTTCGATTAATCCGAACTTTTGATACTCTTTATCTTCCATCTCCCAAACTTGCAACGCTACTCCTAACCAGTCCTTTTCCGTTTCATGAACTTTAGTAGCGTTAATTTTTAATTCAGTAAAAGCTAAATCTAAATTTGCTCCGATAATTTGTTTATTCATTTTAGTTTCCTCACTATCAATTTTTATATGATAACCTTGGATATGAGCCTCTCGATTTTGTCCCTCCGTTCCTAGTTCTCAAAGAGTTCATCAACCCCAATGTCCATGGCGCTTTAAAATATCTATTACTTCATCTACATATGGTTCGTCAGCATTAATAACGAGATAAGTGTTTTCCTTCTTCCCTTCGTATTCCCTATAATGTTTTATCTTATCTTGAAGCAGTTCAAAGCTTCTACATAAAGATGGATACATAAGATAAGCACTATCTAAATCATCATTTTTTATAACAGTAAACTTCAGTTCCATTCCTTCTAAGTTTTCGATTTCGATAACCTCGCTTTCTATACAATATCTTTCAATTGGATAATAGCTTTTTATCTTTAAAAACATCACCTATGATTCGTGATCTAAAGTGCACGTTACCAATAAAATTTTCATCCCCTACACAAAATGCTCCCTGATGAAAGATAACTTCTTCGTTCCATCCGTCATCATTTTCTTCATCATCATAAATACGGACAATATGCCCTGCATATATTTCGTTATCATCTAAATCGTTGTGTCCACTGTATTGTAGTAATTTAAATTCTCCATCATTGGCTTGCTCAACAATTCCAAAACCTAATGCTGTTGCAACTCCATTGAAAGTAATACGTTTGTTTTTTAAATCAAGCCATTCAACTTCTACAATTTCCCCATAACTTAAATGGTTAGGATTCGTAATTTTTGCTCGAAATTTAATAGCATTCACTTATAACAACCACCTTCACAATATGTTTCAAGAAAAACCCTATTTTCAGATTACAATTTTTTCAAATGATGTTATAATCATGATGATTGGTATACCCCAATCTTGAATCCTCAAGTAGGTCTTTTGGTGGGACCACTACTTGGGGATTTCTCTACTGACATGACCTTCAAAATGTTCAGTACTATGCTTGGTTTCTAACTTGTTCCTCATAGGATTGTCTTAATAATTCTCTTGTAACCTCAGTACGTTTATCTTTGTGTGCTGAAACAAACGTCTTTTTATCCTCTACTGTCTCACCTTCAAACTTAATACTTAAAAACGTTTCAATCGCTTTTACTTCAAAATTAAGGGCATCTAATTCCCACTTTTCCATGTTCATTCTCCTATTCATGTAATCTTTTTATATTTGAAATGTGATTTACGATTTATTACCTGGTGTTCTATCCAGTCATTATTCCAGCTAGCCTTTAATGTTGCTGCAAGCTGAGCTTTAGGGCTTGAATAATAACACTGACAATGATTTAGTACTTCATCAATAGTTATCCATTTATCAGGGTATCTTTGAAAATATCGCTTCACATCATCTATCATCAATGTATAGTCACTTTGATAATTAAAATCCCCCATCTTGTGACCGCCAGATATTGTGTCATGATAGCCGTCTTTAATAAACTTGCGAATATCATCAGTTCTACGGTTCAATTTAGCAAACATCCCATACGGTATCTCTGCATAAAAAGTACTACCATGTTCTTTAATGACAATTAAACCAATACCATTGTACTTTAGAAAATCTTGTACCAATCGAGAGAAACCGCCTTTTTTATTGGGTACTGCAACGAATACATAATGTCCGTGTCGCTTTGCATATACAGCTTGTTCTATGACTTTGAAATTAAGCATTTTTTTCATTTCTACAATGATATTATGATTTCCAATAGCCCCTACAACATCATATTTAAGTACTTCTGCATATACTTTTTCACAACCCATTTTATCTAATAGTAATTGCTTTACTGGCTCGAATAGATCGGATTCTTTCACATTATCACCCTCCTGTTATTGCACAATATCTTTCGATTAAAGATTAGACATATCATCTTTTAGCCACTCTTCATTTTTTCCATCATCGTAACCAAAGTCTGTTACAGTGCCTTGTGTGCCTTCTGGACACCACTTTTCGCATGTGTCATCTACTTGGACTTTATTGTTGTATTCACCTGTTACAAAGCAAACAAAAGCAAAATGACCACAATTCCAGCAAATTTTTTCACACATAAATCAAACCCCCTGCACACTATCTTTCGATTGTATGTTGAGTAATTAAAATAAGGTTAATTGCTCCTCACCATTTTTAGCTGTCAGACTAGCCCAATGTACTATTCTCGGACGGCTTTTCGATGACTTTTTTGACCTGATAATCTCATACGTTTTTTTCTTATTATCAAATCCTAACACTATATAAATTTCACCTACAAAAATCACTTCCTCACCAACTATAAATTCTTGTTTGTAAGCTTTATGCAGACGTTGCACCGCATTCCTTATTTCTTCACGTAATCTCATATTCGGTGATTGTAGAAAATTTTCGAATTTTTGAGTATAAATACGCCATTCATTCCGAACATTCAAGAAAATCACTCCTCAGCATTTTTTTATTCCACTGAACATTTTGTTTCGATCACCCAACTGCACTGGCATATGCGATTTCGCACAATATGCCACACTCACCCATCACTTCATCTTCAATTCTGCCTCGTTCTGGATCTAACTCATCTAAGTAAATCCCTTTAATACATGTAGCACCGATTTCTCTTTCTAATGCAGCCATTTCGTAAAAACGTTCAGGGAAATGCTTACGAATCATATTCCAGTAACCCATACCGCCTTTAACACAGCCAACACAATTGTTATTACGAAATCCTAACTCATACATTAAAGGCCGTTTAATGCCCAATCGTTCTAGTAAGCCGTGTACTTCATCTTTCGTCAGCATGGCATCAATTAGAGGAAATACGTGTTCATGCTCTGGCGTTGTTTGTAATAAGCGTTCTGCTCGATGCTTTTCTTCGCTGTCATAGCCCCATACATAGCGTAATACTTCATCCTGTGTTTGCTCCCAACGCTGTCTTACTTTGCGCTTTAATTCACTTGTACAAGGCGCTCCAGATGGGCCGTTGATATATCTTCGTTTACGTATAATCTCCACAGCGCTATGCGTCTTTTCATTCTTTAAGATTGTGAATTTACGACCTAAAACTCTTTCACAATCAGCCATGAATCTGTATGTGTCTGGGTGTTGTTCTTTAACGTCCAAATAGTAAATTTCGTCAATTTCATCCTTCATTAAATACATTGAAATGAAACTACTTACACCACCACTAAACCAAGCGACAGTTTTCATTTTTTCTCACTCCTTGCTGCACATTTTCTTTCTCTATTTCACTAAGCAGCTATTTGGTATTCTTGCTTTATTATCTCTGCTAAAATTGGGGCTACTTTCTCACAAAAAATTAAACACTTCCAATCCTTTTGGTATTCAATAAAATCTTCAAACCAAGGTTCATCCGAAATGATGTCATTTTTAATCATCGCGCTAAACCATGTATTCCACAGACCATATAAATGATCGTTCATTATTTCCGATTCGTTTTGAAGGCTCTCTATGTTATCCCACATATCTCTAGCATCGTTTTCATCAATTTCATGGAAACGTCTTGCTTTTAAAAGTCGTTCTTTGAGATGATTTCCAGTTTTTTCGGTATCAACGAACTTCTCTTTCGAACAATCTGCTAACTTTTCGTATAAATAATCATCGTTATTGAACACTTTGATTAAGAATTTAACAAAGCTATCACCAGGCGAACCCCAACAAAATGTGTACGATTCACCACCATACAAAACTGCTGTAAAACGATTCGCAGTTTCATCAATCATTAATTCGCAAAAATCATGACCTTTTGTAAATGACGGGTCTAAATTCGCTCTTATTTTCTTAATTGAACTAGATTCAACTTCTCTGACACCTGGAATTGACATTTTTTTCACCATTCCTTCTGTTCAAATATTGTTCGTTTAATCCTCTATTTTAATGAGCTGTAATCTGTTGTTTACTTTGTTTTTAGCACGTCTTTGATAGACACCTGACATGTAAAATCTAATCGTCTCAGGCTTAACACCACGCTCTGTAGCAATTTCTTTTATCGTTCCAACGGCTACCATCTGCTCGCCTTTGTAAAGTGCGTATTCTTTCATTTGGCACCTCAATAGCCGTTTTCTTGTCGTTCATGGTTGACTTTATTCTTTGCGAAATAAGCATCCTCTATTTGCTCCCAAGTATAGCCAAAACCATTCATACCGATGTTTAAGAACAAAATCCAAGCTGTTCTAAAACAATATTCTTTGTTTAAATATCCAAATGTATCTTTACACTTAGCTTCTTCTTCATCCGTAAACTTGCGGATATACGACAAGCTCAAGAAGTAGTCCATTTCCAAGAACCAACTTGTTAAATCACCATCAAATTCATCTGGATCAAGTTGTTCGGCATAAACCCAAAGTACATCTTCCCACCCTTTTTGAATTGCGATAGATACGAAGAAATGAACAGCATCAACAAATTCTTCTAAGAGTGGATTTGAATAAAACTCGCCCTCTCCTGCACACTTTCTGCAATCACCTGTTAATTCACTGTGATATAAACCACCTTTACCTGCACCTTTGCAAAATTCACATACAGTCTCGATTGAAACTCTTGGCTCCTGGTCATTACTCCAGTGTTTAAACCAACGGCCTTCATTTGCAAATTCAGCTAATTCAACTTTTAAAGCTAAGAATGTGTTAGGTGTTAAATCCTTACCTTCTAAGCCTTTTTCTTTGATAATTCGAGCATCAAGCTCTTTTTGTGCATTGATAATGTTTTGCAAGCTCATTTTTTTGCCCCTTTTCCGAATTGTAATAACACCTGATATGGTCTTTTGGTAATCATAAAATCGTCCCTATGAATTACATTTTCTATTTTTTCGATACCCCAATACGTGTACGTTTACTTTCGTTAACCTCAAAGACTTGCTTATGCTGCCACTGGATAGAGTCCTGCCCGAACTCTTTTGGCTGTAGAATTGCTACAATTGCACCCTTTTGTACAATGTACACACCATCATCCATTTCAGAAAAATTAGTCAGTTTATTGCCCATACAAGCCCCTCCTGCTATAATTACTGTAGTTGTATTAAGCGAAGAAGCTTAATTGTAGGGCTACAGGTGCAACTGTAGCTCCTACGCTATCCATTCCAATTCACACGCCTCACATGGAATGGTTACTCCATTGATTTGAACCGTAACTGTATTCCCCTTAACTTCAAGCACCGTTCCCATTTTCCCGATCAGATGCTCACAATAATATTTCCGATAATTATAGATTTCGAAGTTAATAGCCTCGTCCACTAGTTGTAGCCTAACTTTGTCGTGTACCTGAAAAATGTGCTTCTGCTCTGCTGGATAATCAAAAATCGTTAGCTGCTGCATGATAAATCCTTTTTTGACATTGGACCACGTTTATTTGTAAGCCCTTGCCATACTTTCCACTCGTTCAACTCTTGAGGTGAGATTTCGTAATATTCAGCAATTTGATAGTTTTTCAAGCCCATTTCCTGTAAATCTAAATATCGATCAATCGTAAGAATCATGCCGTGTTCCGTCTTAGATTCTGCTAAAATATCATTCTTACTTTTTCGGCCATGTGTTAAATCTTGCTTTGGGTTTAGATTAAGTAAGCTCTTGCCGATTTCATTGAATTTGACGAAGATGTCACAAGTACGGCAACTCTTAGCATTGCGATCATCTCGATTTGGACAAGTGGCACAGTGTTGTTTGTGTAATGCTTTCTGTTGTATCAATAGTTCTAAACGTGGGTTCATTCATATCCCTCCTTTGATTGTCTTTCCATGACACAGCACCAATGACCACTAAAATGGTGCCTACCAAGCTTTCCAACCTTTCGCCAATTGCGTTTCTCACTCTCGGCAATTTTCTTTTGTAAGTCATGCTTAGTGACTGCCTTAACAAGTTTTCGACCAAAGAATTGATTTGCCATCGATTACACCGCACTCTCATTCATGCCTTTTTCCATGTGCTCATCATACAGACGATTCAGTTCTTCATCCGACAGCTTTTCAAGATATTGCTAGCCTGTCATCATGTGAAGGATAAAAATTAATTCATTGCGCATTCTCTTTAGCCCTCCTTAACCGTTCAAGTATTTTTTGACGTTCAGCTTCAAAGTCTATTTCTTGCCCGACCTCTTCAGGTACAGGTACTGGCTTCTCCTCATTACGCTTATGGAACCATTCAGGTACGATTTCTGTACGTCCTTGTCTATAATGATTTGGCGAAGGAGAATTGGCTTTATCTTCTTTTGCTTTTTCAGCTTTAATTTGACGTATAAGCGTTGTTGCCTTTTCACGTAACTTTTTGGTTGAGAGGATATTTGATTTCCAAAATGAATTGGCTTGGGACCAGTCAATTAAATATTCAATCGCCTCAACTGTCCTACCATCCTTTTCCATCATCAACCGAATGCTATCAGCCCATATATTCAAGTTTGGTTTCTTAAAGCTTGGGTCATCTATCAATATTTTTTGATAGAGTCTATTAGCTAATTGATAATGCACAGAAGATTCGTCGTAAACTCGTTTGCGACTGCTGCTCTTTCTCTGTGTATTCTCTGTAGTATTCTCTGTGTATTCTCTGGTTATTGGTACCGCCATTTTGTCGGAAACGTTCACGCCATTTTGTCGGTTTCCAATCTGACAATTTGACGTGTTCGATTCCGCCATTTTGTCGGATTCCATACCGCCGTTTTGTCGGTATGCGGAATTACAACATTTTTGAAGCATTTCATAATCAATTCTGTACCATTTTGTACGATCCATTTTAAGCTTGTTATAATTTCCAGCAGCTAGGATTTCCATATCCTCAAGATTTTGAATTACACGTTCTAAAGTACGCTTTGACCAAAATGGAAACTCCTCATTCCATTCATCAATAGTTTTGTACACCCATTTATGACCATCACGTTCATTCTTTGAAACACGTAGCCAGTAGTGCATCTGCTGGACTACAATTGAATTATTTAAACCAATAGCCACTGCAAGAGTCGGTAACACCTGTAATGGTGGTTCATTTATTAAAAGATTCATAGCTGCTCGTTCCCCCTATGGCGCTGGAATAACACGTGGTCTACCTGTAAAACGATGGACAATAGTCCACTCTTCTACTAGCTTTTTGCTCATTAACCAGTTAGCAGGAGTTAAGTGAAAAGTTTTGAGATAATTACTTTCGTTAACTGTTAAATTACGACCTCGTTTCATGATGCTTCAACTCCCCAATTTGCTACAAAACGCAATGCATCCTGTAACTCATGCTGTTTGACGTCACGATAGGACCCCACACTATACCGTTCCTTAATCGCAGAATAGATAGCACGAAATAGTGCTGGACGTGCTCCTTTGTCTTTGGCTAATGTATGGACACGCTCACCAACGGCATTACGTAAACGAACCTGTTCACCCGAATGCAATGTGACCTGCTGTTTTAACATTTCCTCCAACTTTTCCACCCTACTTTCAAGTTGTTGATAGTTTTCTAGACTAATTCCCAACGGAGCTTGTCCTTGAATAGTTGTTTGTGGTGCCTCTAACATTTTGTAATAACCCTCTACAAGAGCATTAAATGCTTCTTTGGCACGCTCACCCTTTAAAAAACTTGCATGTAACCAAGCACCTTTTTCAGTCCATAAATTCAAAGAAGATGCAAATTTAAGGCTAGCGTCATTGGGGTGCTCGGCTTTAAATTTCTTTAATGCCTCACCTGATAATTGAAAATAATGTTCACCTTCAATAAATTGTTTGATATTACGGCTGAAGTTTTTGTTGATGGCTTTAGCATTTGTACGAAAAGATTCTGCGATTTGTGCGCTTGTTAGAACCCTTTTGTCTCCATGTACGATTAGTTGCTTCATGCAACGACCTCCTTAATCCTTCCAAAGCGAACGTCCCAAAGGTGCTTGGCTTTTTCAATACGCTCATATTGTTCTGCAATTGACAAAGATGCCCATTCTCCAGCAACAACTTTCATTTACTTCACCACCTTTCAGATATTCAATTCTTTTTTTAATGCTTTATCAGCTTTTAAAATTTCAATTGCTACTTCCGTTTGAACAATTTCTTTTTCCAATTCACGGATATTGTTTTCCTTTTCTTTGATGTCACTTTGAAGTATTTTCACTTCTTCCTTTGTAAAACCTACGCTTCTTTTTAAATCCATCAATCTCCCATTAAAAACCTCGATTACCTTTTGCAAAGCCTTTTCTCCTTTTCATTTGGATTTAACGTTGCTACCGTCACATAAGCTATAAGGACCAATATACCGTCATTGGCTCGGTATCACAGCGCTTTACTCTATGTATGATGATTGCTCATCCAGCAGCTTGTAAATCCCTTAGAGGGTAGGCTAACCAACCATTTACAACCTGCTGGATGAGAGCGAGAACGTCTCGCTAACACCTTATTCAGTTAATTCGTGCCGTTATTGACTTATTTAGAAAGTTTGTCCATAATAAAGGTATATACTCAAAAGTCCAGAACTGACTCTCTGTCAAAGTCTCAGTTCGCATACAATGCAGGTGCAGCATACGCGCTTGCATTTTTTGTTTCTTGACAGGCTGTAAATATTACTCCACCTTCTGCTACCTTAAAATGGGTCCAAGAAACGCCATTTGTACAACTGGTTGTTACCATGATGTTTTGAAAATCAAGAGTATGAAATGTTTCATTATTTAAATGAACAGTTAAACCATTTGAACCATCCATAATGTTTTTGATGCCAACTGCCTCAGCCCGTTTTTCCAATTCACTTTGTAAGAATGCCGAATATGAATTGGATTGAAATAAATAAAGCTCATTTTCTAATTGCTTTGCTTCTAAAATTTCTTGTTTCATTTTTACCGAATACTCGATAAACGCTTTGATTTTATCCATAGAAACCTCCTATAAACATGGGTACTGTTTGTAAAAATTGAAGTGCTGCATCTGCACTAAATAACGCAGCAACTACGACATCTTGTGAATTAGTAATCGCTGCTGCTTTGGCTAAAAACTTTGCTTCAACCGCCACAAGATTTTGTTCAATGCGACTAATGGTTGATTGCGTGGTGTGCATCTTATCTGCAAATGCTTCTTGTGATAGCTTCGCTTTCTTACGACACTTCTTAATTAATCCACCTATATCCATTTGGTTCACCGCCTTTATGCAAACTGTGCATATTATGCATGACTTGCATAGTTAAAAAATAGAATAATTACTAAAATATACATATGAGGTAACTGCTCTTGCCTCTTTACAAGCCCTTAATTCTTGTTGTAATCTAAATTCCTAAAACATACCTGCCTGGTGTAGTGTTTAGTTTTTAGATGTACCAATTATTCATGATGTAATCGACCATGAATTTCGAAGTTGGTTCAAATAACCAAATCTTTTTCCCATCTGGACTACTACGACGCTGATACTGTATCCAACGCGGGTCTGGTTTAATAATTTTATCTTCAATTGTTTTTTCGCAATACGGAATAGATTTAGTCATTTTTTTTAAATCCCAAAACAATAGTGGTCCTTGTGAGGCCTCGTTTATTAGATTTTTTAAATCTTGCTGGATACTCTCTTTTGTAATACCGCCCATTTTAAAAAGTTCCTGAACTAACATGTTTTCATTAGGTTGATTTGGTAACAT